GACCCGATCCTCAAGGAATACAAGTTCTTTTAGAAAATTCAGATTACTTTAAGAAATTAATAGGATAAATTATGGCATGGTTTGGATTAGCAAAATTAGCATTACAAGCGGGCAGTAAGATATACGCTAATCGACAAAAAACCAAGATGGCTATGTCAGATGCACAATTGATGCATGCAGAACGGATGGCTCGAGGTGATGAATCTTACCAGGGCAAACTTTTAGAAGCCCGTCAAGCAGATTACAAGGACGAAATCGTTTTAGCGATTTTAACACTCCCCATAATTGTGCTCGCATGGGCAGTTTGGACAGACGATCCGGACGCAATGACCAAGATAAACATCTTTTTTGAGCATTTCTCGAATCTGCCAAAATGGTTTACAAATTTATGGATTTTAGTCGTAGCCAGCGTTTTTGGCATTAAGGGAACTCAGATTTTTAGAAACGGCAAATCAGGTAAAAAATAATGCCTATTACTGGAGACAGTACTGAGTATGAAATCCTAGCAAAAGCCTGTACTTATGTTAAAGGTGATAATCTTTTAACTTGTGAAATTGGAGTTCGAGAAGGCAAAGGCTCTAAAATCATTTTAGACGCTTTCAAAGATAAAACTCACTGGCATATTGGAATTGATCCTTATGGCAATATATCTTATCAACATTATGATGTTCGTCCTACTCAAGTAGATACAGGAAAAAAACTTCCCTTAATTTTTAGAGCTAATTATACTAATCAAATGAAAGCTGAACTTGTAAAAAATTTAGATTATCCTAATTTTACTCTTTATCAGCTTGAAGATACTGAATTCTTTAAACGTTTTGCTGACGGAGTTCCTATTTATCGAGAGGTAAAAAGTCTCATGACCAAATACGATTTAGTGTATTTTGATGGTCCTCATCGTACTATCGATGTGCTAAGTGAGGTTATGTTTTTTGTGGATCGAGCAGCCGATAATTGTGTATTTGTATTTGATGATTATTCTGCATATAATATGAGTTTAATCTGGGATATGTTAAAACACTATTATAAATATGATCAAATTGAACGAGGTAAAAATAAGATAGTTTTTCAAAAACATGCTTGATCCTTATACAGTTAGCCGAATCACAAAACGCATTAATGAGCAAATAAAGCTTATTACTGACCACCTTTGCCATGGTGTAGACACGATGGAGAAATTACAGTATT